GCCGCAGGTAAGGAATTTATCAAAGAGACAATTAAGGACGCCAAACATAAAATAGATACTGGTGCTTCACCCATTGGTGGTGGTGGCAAACCAGGGAAGGGCGATCAGTCAAGTTATCCTTCGAGTCGTAAAGGTTATGTATTAGCTGAAGACCGATTACCTAGTAATATCAGTTTCAGTACTGGAATTAAACCTCCAACATTTAACCCATTGTATAATGACTGTGATTCTCACAATTCATCACTTCATATGGATTGTTTAAGATTCAGTGTTCCGTCAGTTAACGGCGATTGTCAGACCTATTTTGATAATGTAATAATTACAAATCTTCAAGCTAAGCTACAATCAGTCGTTAAATTTAACATTAATTTAACTGACATGTCCGTTAGTAACCTCCGTCAATACTTTAATGCTTTATTTGCAAGCTTAGAAACATACTATTTCATTAATTCAATAATTCAATATACTAATGAACCAACGAATAAGAATGATGGTATGATCTATCTTAGAAGTCTTATTGATGCGGATACTTACAATGCGTATTCTAATTTAGAATCTTTACTTCGTGGTATTCCTATTCCACCTAATCTATTAACATTCGTCTTTTGGGCACAACAAAATTATGTAATGAGTGATATGCCTAATTTAACAGTGCACAAATTTTGTCCAATCCTACCTGGCCGATTAAATGCCACGGGATTAGCAGAAAGATTGAATGACTGTATAGACTTATTCACAACTAATGTTTCGATACGTCAAGTTGTTTCTATTATTGCCAGATGTTGTCCTTCTTGGGTATCATCTTCAGCTGTGTTGCCACAGAGTTTCTCTTCACCAGCTTTTGATCTTAATTGGAAAACATTATGGATGAATAATAGTTACAAGTACTATAGTTCTTATCAAGGAGGCGACATTCTTGGTCCAGTACTTCAGGATGGTTCTGTACTATACTGGTCAAATACAAATGATCTTGATGGCGCAATCTATGGATTATTAGATTATTATGTAGGTTCTGATGCACAAGTTAGTGGTACTGTGCAACCTATCAAGTCTACTACAAGTATCGGTGATAGTAGACTTACCTTTGATGGTTCCGGTTTTGTTAGTTCTCTAAGCAATAATCGTTATACTATGTATAGAGGTTCAGCTCATATTCATATTGATACTGGTACAACTATTCAAGTACATTACCATACACCAACTGGTTCACTTAGAACATATGATAATACAGCAGCAACAATAGCTCAAGCGAACAAGGAGTTCTTTGATTGGGTTGTAGATATTAATGGTATCAAAGGTCCAAATAGTAGAAATTTTGCATAATTTAGGAGGAATAAAGATGATATTTAACAGAAGTAAGCGTAACCTTGATTGGTATAAGAACATGATTCTTAACAGTAAATATAAGCTGGATGTTAATGTAGCAGATAAGCTTGCCCTGAATCTTTTAAATATACAGAATGGTAATAAGGATGTTTACACTACTCCCTTAGGCAAGTTCAGTAGTGATATTTTATCAGAATGGGATGAAATATTCCAAGCCAATTCTAATCTTATCAATTCAAATCTTCTGCGTGTTGAAGAAAGTAACAAAGCTAAGTTTGGACCACGTTCTGTTTCAGTTGGTTGGCCATTAAGACGGGAGTCATTGTATGACTACTTTCATAAAGACAAAGAAGTAAATTCGGTTAAGCGTCTAATTTGTGAAGAAAGTAATAAAGGTAATCTTAGGCCGATTAGTAGTGAAAATGCCCTTAACTACTTGAAATTAAATACCAATTCGGGGTTACCTTATTATACTAACAAAGGATCTATCAAGAACAGAATTCTCGAAGATATCCAGAATGGTACAAACACAGACTATCCTTGCGTTTTATTCACTCGCCCTAAAGAGAGTGGTATACCAAGAAACGTCTGGGGTTTTCCAGTTGCTGACACTCTTAAAGAAATGAGATTCTATCGTCCGGTTCTTGAATACCAGAAGCTTAGAAAATGGAGATCAGCGTTAATCGGACCTGAAGAGGTAGATCTGGCTATGACAGGCATAATTGATAGAGGTGTCGGGTCTAGTCGAAAACTAGTATCTATAGATTTCTCATCTTATGATGCGACAGTATCAAAATCGGTATCTTCTGCTGCTTTTGGTTATATTAAGAGTTTATTTCAACCAAAGTATCATGAAGAAATTTCATCTATCGAAAATAGATTTCAAACGATACCTATTTTCACACCAGATGGAGTTATTGAAGGTTATCATGGTGTACCTTCCGGTTCAACTTTCACTAATGAAGTTGACTCTATAGCACAATATCTGATTGCTACTAGCTTAGATTTTGTCCAAATCGATAATATGCAAATTCAAGGAGATGACGGAGCATACTCCTTAAGTAGCCAATATGAAGTTGATAGATTATTGGATCGCTTTGAATCTTTCGGATTAAAGCTAAATAGAGATAAATGTAATATAGCAGAAGATCATTTAATATATCTCCAACTATTATTTGATCCGTATTACAGAAATTCCTCAGGAATAATTGGTGGAATATATCCTACTTATCGTGCTTTAAATAGGATATGTTTCCAAGAACGTTGGAGCTCTTTTGAGGACTATCAGATGATGGGTAAGGACTATTATAGTCTAAGAACTTTATCCATTCTCGAAAATTGTAAGCATCATCCTCTCTTTAAGGAGTTAGTTAAATTCGTTTATACTAAAGATAAGTATAAGCTTGAATTTAGTGAAGACAGTCTTGCCAAATTCGTAAGAATGAATGAAAGCGGATCAGGCTCTTCGGACATAATTCAAAATCACTATGGAGATAACCCCAGAGGTATAACTTCGTTTGAAAGTTATAAGATCTTGAAATCTATGTAGGC